TTTCCTGTAGGCCAGAGTCTGGTTATAGGTCCACCTACAAAGATCGATAGTTTCTTCTAAAGTACGTACCTGAGCTTTAGTTGGAAACACTCGGAATTTATAGGATTTATTCATGGGAGTAGTAGAGTTACTACTTTAATGGTATTTAAATGTTACGCTTAAAAATAGGTCGATACATTTAAATATATTAACCGACTTATTTCAATTCATTCCCGGCCTAAAGGCGCGGGGTCTTCTTGAAATGGGGAGATAAAGATACTAGACAAAAGTCTAGTACGTTGCTGTCGAATCAAACACATAGAAACGAGCGGGACCCCAAATATAAGTACTATCACTCATATAGCCCTCAATTGTGGTGGGCTGTATGTAACCATCCTGGTCTCTATTCAATGTTGCGGAATCGATAGTACCAAGAATCTCAATAGAAAGCAACTTGTTATACCCAGTAGACACCACATCTCCACTATCTAAAATAAAAGCCAGTCTCTTAGAAATCAAGGTTCCAGCCGCAGGAGCAGATCCAGAAGGATTGTTCCAGAACGCCTTCATCATAGCGTTATTCTTCCACTGGACATCTAAAGTACCGATAATATTATAGGTAGTCGGTTGCAGTGTCGTAGGATAGTTCTCCGAAATGACGACACCCTTTCCGGGGGCAAAATCCCAAGTAAAACTAGCACGAGCCTTATTTACCTGAGCAGCCTGACCAGAAGAAGATCCGTCGATTTCAACGGTTCGATCCGATGCGCCAAACGGAGAGGAGTCGGTTAAACCACCGGGATATGCAGGTTCGGTTGTGGGATACTCAAGATTTCTTCCTAAGAGACCAACATTGTAGGTAAACGCATCGGCAGTTATATCGAAACTAAGCTCTTTAACTTTAGTCCCATATCCCACTTTAGTGTTATCTCCTGCGTCCTTAACGAACACAGACAGGGATTTTTGATCGAACGTTCTCTGAATGGCAGTATAAGTTAAAGTATCCGTTTCATCAAAGGTGGTAACGTTACCATTCCAGGACTGAGTTGAGCCAGATGTATCCGCATTGTTGTAAATCTTTACAGCGTTATTGAGATAGGCAGGGATAGCCGCTTGATCTGCTACGGCAGCACCAGGGGTTACGGCATGGTCATCTGTGAGAACGTCAGAGTTGAGAACTGCGCGAGCAGTAGCATCCATTGCAACAAAAACAATTCCAGCCGCATCAGCAGCCCAAGTTCCACTATCAACACGGAAGCCGATAATGTCACCTATAACAACAGCAGCGCCTCCACCAGTTTTAGCAGAAAGTTTTGACCCTACGGTAAATGTAGCTGTTCCAGTTTTGAACTTAATGCCCATTATGGGGGCACCCATCCATCCAGAAATCGGAATAGGAGTCCCAGACGTAGCGTCCTTTACGGTTACAAACATCTTCTTTTTAGTGCCGTTAGTAACTCCGAATTCAGAAAAGTCCTGCATCTGATCCATAAGGCAAGCTTGCGTAGCAGTAGTGTGGACTCCAACGACACCAGCATTAGAAGTACTTCTCACTGCATCTAACTTGTGGCAGTAGTACCCAGAAATCGCAGCAAAACCAGGAGTCGTCACAAGAGTGTCTGTAGCCCAATCAGTTCCTCCGGGACAAGTCAGAAGATCTTCATTTCCTCCGGAATCAAACGTCCCCTGAACGCCAACAAGCCAAAGAGTATCCCCTACAACCCTTGCAACCTCTGCACGAGCTAAAGAAGTTTTTCCAAAAATCTTATCTCCTCTTTTAAAAAGAAGTCCGCCTGCGGCTTCAAGAGTGATAACATAAACCTGTTTATTATACCAGGGATTTCCAAATCCTACCCCCAAAAACTGCGGAATTCCGTTTGTTGGAGAAAACTTAAGTCCAGGAAGATTCCCTTCAGTGTGCCAGTATCCACGAATTTCGTTTCTCTTATAGGGTTCGTTAAAAGCCTTCTGTTTAATTTTATTGTCCACAATTAAATCTAACTCTGGAGCAGAACCCGCATTCATAAAAAGTTCAACAGTAGGTTCTGTCATCGCAGTTCCTTCAGTGGTCTCAACAGCTATACCAACGCGAGACTCAATAGAAGTTGGATTTTCAAACGTTGTCATTTAATAAATCACCATCTTAACTTTTTTCTTGTAATATCCTCGATGCTTGCAATTCTTCCCGCGCTTTAAAATAACTCGCATAAGCATCTTTCAACATAATCATAAAACCAGCAAGTACCACACCACTAACAAAGTCTGGAACAGGCTTGCCAAACGCACTTAGAACCATAACGATAAGAACCATAAATAAGACGGAGCCGAGCATAGCAAGAGTAAGTCGGAACCTCGTATTGGCATCACATACGCTCATTCTATCACCTTAATCCAACCCCGTTTCTTCCACCCTTTAATTTTTCCCCCAAATTCAGAACATTCATAACCATTAGCAAGGATACTCATCCTAGTACCCTCACCTCCGACGTCACCAACAAACCAATTTTCGGGTCCGATCCATTTAAATTTCATAATATTCCTTAAATTCTCTTCATGTGAATGGTAATCAAACCATTCGCGAAAGTTGTCATAGTTCCATTAACATTAATTGCAAGTCGATTGCCATCTGCCAGATTCAAAGCGCCGATCGCGGCATTGAGAGTTGGAGTCTGAATAGTCTCAACTGTGTTATTTAGATACATGCTAGTATTATGTAAGACAGATCCGCTTGCGGCAGCCTGGGTTCCTGTACATTTTGTAACAGTTACGCTTCCTGTATTTGGGTATACTGTATTCTGAGCAGTAGCATGGACTTCTTCAATCTTGGTTATCTGCCAAGCATCATCTGCGATAAATACAGTTTGATCTGGTTCGGAAGTAGTAATTGGCACATTAATAATCATCTCTTGAGGTACGATAACGCCTCCAGATTTAACTCCATCGGCATCTACAGTATTCAGGGTATCGCCAGTTGGGATAAGAATGCCAGCATTAAACACCGGCGCAACAGTAAATGTCTGGATTCCAGTGTATGTACCAGTGGTATTAATAGAAATAGAATTAGCTGTAAGCGCTTCATCGACCCTAGCTCCTCCATCCACCACAAGATCATCTACCACATAAGCGTCATCGGTGCTTTTGAAATGTTCCGCTTGAACAGTCGCCGAAGCGGTTACGTTGGTTGCTGTAGTTTCATTTAAAGCAGAGGTGTTAGTAACCTGTAACTCATCATCGATCCAAATACTTTCAGAGATCTTGCCTTCTGAAATATTCGTCCCATAGCTCAGAATTCCAGTAATGGACACGTTACCACCCACTATAAGATCCTTTCCAGAAGGAATGGTAGCTCCATTAGGAAAAGTGGTGGTTCCCGTGGCAGATGTGGTAAAATCAAACGTAGGTCCAATTACAACATCAGATCTGGAATATGCTGTATTTTTATACGTTTCCCACGGATCTGCAAGGGCTATACCAATAAACAGCGTCATCAATATAACGCCTAGAATAGTAATTATAGATTTTCTCATTAATATGCACCAATTAATTGGATATTAATAATGAGTTGGAAAGAAAAGAATTAAAGGATATTTTAAAAAAATGAATTAAATAAAAAAAGTTAACCACATTGATATAAACAATAGAGAATATTTAATTCTAACACTAGAGTCTAGAGTCTACCCCTCTACACAATAACATTAGACGCATTGCCAGCGTACACACCCTACAAAAGAACGCCTTGCGCAAGTTGCGCAAGTTGCCCTTTGACCAAATTTCCTACTATATTGTTATAGTCTTGCCCCCCCCCCTGTGGCTTTAGTCGTTTTACGAATACCATAACTAGAATGGCCCGATTTCCTAGAAAATCGCATTTCCGTTCATTGTATCAAATTGCGTATCCCATGCACTGGGAATGTGCATCGATGTCGCCAAAATGGTAATCTTCATCTCCGTTTTTTTTTGATCTTCTCGTGAGACGAGAAGACGTAACTACTTAAAACTGACGCTTGATAAGGAAATAATTGGATAAAAAATAAAATTCGATATTGCCCCTCATGAAACTAGCCACGCATTATTGGCAGTGTTGTTGTTTCCCGCATCGATTGCGAAGTTAGCAGCAACGGTGACACCTGGAGCACTACCGGCGCTGTTGCCAGTACACGAGACACCAGTAGCCCCATCTGTGATGTAAAAGCCACTGAGCGAAGTGCGAGTAACAATGTTTCCAGTAACAGCGCCGCCAGTGCCTACAACACCTATGCCGCGAGTATACGGCATCTCCTGACCATCGCATGCATTACCTGAAATTGCAATACCATCGCCGACAGCGACAATACCATAAGCAGCCCCAGACGCAAGACCCAGAGCCCAAGTTCTACAATTATTGCCTGTGATACTGGAACCAGGAGCCTGGACATGAATACAATGCTGATGAGCGAGTCTGGCAATGGTGCCGGTCACAACAGATCCAACGGCGGTCGGGGCGATATAAATACAATCTTCTTCACCTGATGCAAGATCGGTGTATGTTTGAGTGCAGAAGTTGCCGCCGACAATACGAGTACGAGGGCCGTAAGTGATCAACGGATGCATGTCTTCTGAATAATAACCTTCGACAAGAGAATCACTGGTATACTGAGTCAGTTGGCAACCAACGTGGTAGCCACCCGACCCACTATTGATTATAGAAAGACCATCGGTCTTGTTAGAATAAATCGCAATGGCATTAGCAGCCATCCACTTAAACAGGACATTAGTGGTAATGCCCGCGCCAGTACACGCAGTGCCGATAGTGGAATTGGTAATAGGATAGTTAGAAACAGAAAACCCAGTATTTATGATGCTAGTACCACCATATTGCTGATCCATGGTAACACCGGTGTATATGGGGCAACCCCAGCAATCAACGACACGAACAATACACGACAACTGATTCGAGTCAACAAACCTATACGCATTGCCGGCATCTACGTTTCGAATCTCAGCAGAACAACCTTCAGCGATATAGATGAAAGGGGCATATGCTACAGGAGTAGCATTGTAGTTCTGTTTGGGATAGAAAGCCCGGAGGCCATTGATAACAGATCCCTCCCAACAAACGAAAGCAGGATTGGTCGTGTTGTTTACAAATATACGGATACCTTGTATAGTGTTATCAATGTCGTGAGGTGATATAGCACCCCCTGCGGCAGGATACATGCTCTGAAGAGTAACGCGGAAATTTACATTAACCGATGGAGCATTATCCCCTAAATAATAGTTGCCAGGCATCAACGTGACAGTGCCGGCACCATCATACGTTTCTGGTGATACTTCGTCACATGCTGCTTGTATTTGAACGTAGTCATCTATCCCGTCTGTGACATAATCATAAAATTCTGAATCGGCATCAGACCCAGGTCCGACAACAATCCCAAGCTTACGAGATGCGCTTACGAGTTGTGAATATGTCGCCGGATCTTGCTTATCTGACCCATTTTTCAGGTCTGTTATGTTGTTGCTCCCCATTGACAAATCGCCGCTCATAGTTCCGCCGCTTGTGTTGAGTTTGTCCCACCCCTGCCGGATGGTCATAAGGTCAGTTGGTGCTATGCCATCTGGTGATCCTAGAACCTTTCCGCCATAAAATGTAATATTCGCCCCCTCTCGCATCTCAATTGGTCCGCTCTTTGCGGCCATACCACTTCCAATAAGCAACACCAAAATAGTTGTAACTATGAAAATATTAATTAATTTCATTTATTCATACCTCGAAATTTTTAACCATATATCCCATTCTCCGTCTCCGCTGCCCCCAATTGTGGCAATTAAAGCTGTAGCAGCCACGATCTCGGCAACAGGATTTCTAATAAAAGTTGTTCCATTTAACGTGTGAGGAACTTCACTATCAGCCATTAAAGCATTTGTGTCAGCCGCCCATCCAACATTCACCGTTCTTGAGGGCCCTGCTTGCTGGCATTTTACAACAATTTCGTCAATTTCACAAAGAGCGGGAGTAGTTAAAATCGCCTGGGTCGCACCTCCATCGTGAACAATCCTGTATGGACCGTAAACAGAAACATTTGGAACCGACCAACCTCCGCTTAAACCATTTAAAAATTGAGTTACAATAGCCGGAGCTTTTGGACAAAGACCGTGTAAAGAAGTAGTTACATTCAGCGTGGTTACATCGGTTGGAGATGCCAACTCATCTAGTTTTATTGAATCTGATCCACCTGATTTATGACTTGTTGCATGAGTAGCCGGAGCAGGATTTCCATAAGTTCCATTTCCAAGTAATGCCTGAGTCGCAGAGTTTGAAAGTTTTGGGCATAATCCGTGTTTAGTAGTACTCACATTTAAATCAGTGTTATCGTCTCCAGCGGCTAAATCATCAATCTTTATGGCGTCAGATTGTCCAGAAGCGTGAGTAGAAGCGTGAGTAGAAACAGACGGAGCCGCATAAGCTCCATCTCCTCTGAAAAATGTAGTTGTATTATTAGGGATTTTTGGACATAATCCGTGTGCAAGTGCAGAAACGTTAAGATTTGTATTATCTTCGGGAGAAGCAAACTCGTCTAACTTTATTGAATCCGATCCGCCAGTTTTATGTGTAGAAGCGTGGCCCGCTGCGGCCTTCACCGATGCAACACCATCTATAACTTGAAGGGTTATATTATCTACCGCAAAAGCTGGAGATAGTCTCATATCCGCTATGCTATCTTGAGCATAAACTACCGTACCAAAATCTGCATCCTCGATTCCATTTTCCGTGACTCTTAAAACAGCTAATACAATCCAATCAGTATCATTAGGCTCTGCTGGGCGAGGATGGTAATTCTCCAAAAAATCTATAGAACTATCTGGAATTTCCTCTACTCCAGATTCTAATTTTAAAGTCGAATCAACAGCATCAATATAAACTAAATCATATCTATGATATCCAGATGAAGCAGCGACAATACCAGTTAAGTTTCCCCCAGTAAAAGTGTTAGATACACCGGAAACTGTAAAATTTCCACTTGATACCGCAACTGCCGTAGTACTGGTCCGAGTAACAACACAGCCACTTAAAACACCATAACCAGCAATTGCGGATTTTTCATACAACCGATAAGTAGAAAAATTAGCTAAATCTTCGCCAATAGGCTCTACTAATGGAAAACGCGACCAGTTTTTTGTCACCTAACTCACTCCGCAGTTTCGCCCTTTCTGGCAAAGACATATGAAATTCCAGTTTTTGCTTTACACCCAACAGGAATTTTTCTCCTAACCCAAACCCCATAAAATTCACCGGGAGCGAGCGTCCCAATAGAAGCTCCAGTAGCAAAAGTATAGGGATTGAGCCAAGTAGGAGACCCTGCCGGAGATGTACTCTCATCGGCAATAGTAGCAATATAACCAGTAGATTTATTACTAGGCTCCTCGACATAAAATCTTACTTGATTATGTTCCACTCTCTTTGCCGTAGTATGAAGAACTTTAGAAGTCCCATTTGCTCCGCGAGTACATCCAGTAAATTGATTCCCTGATTTCCCAGTATAAGTAACCTCTTCATCTTCAACAAAAAAAGCTCCAGAAGTTGGAAAATCAGATGCGTCCGCTACGTCAACTGTAGTTTCCGATCCCCCATTCTCAAGTTGCGTAGTGAGTAAGGACATTGGGAGAGTTCCTGTTGGAGATATGTATACTTTAGCAGCAACAAACGACAATGTAGCATGGGTATTTTTAATGAAAAACGCCCTATATTCGGTATCTCCAACTTCAGACTCGGCAGCGGAAACATTATCAAAAAGATTCTCATCCGTATCCGTTATAATCTCATCCGAAGAACGGTATCCTCCCAATCCATCTCCACCAGATTCTCCATCTGCGGAAGCTGTAGATTTAGATTTGTATCTTTTTATATCCGTAGAAACAATAGGCATAAACCCTCCTAAACCACAAAACACTATACCATATTTTAAAAATATGAATTATATAATTGTATAATTATACCGACCATTTATCTCTATACTTTATATCATATGTTAATGTCCCGGCAGAAAAAGTTAAATCTAATCTTTCCTCCGTACTATTAGCTCTTAAGTATGGGATAGACCTTTGACCACTGTAATTATGCCAAGAAACTAATTTCATATAATAAATATTTAAAGAAGAACTAGAATTCGTAGTTATTCTAAAATAAAAGCTCCCATTCCCAGACATTTTAGTAAGATTATAACCTACCAAACTTCCAGCAACTAGACTTTTTTCACATTCCCACCAATTAACATTATCTGAAGAAACCTCTAATTTCGGCGACCCCACAAGAGATGTTATTGTCATAGTTAAAACCGGATCTTCTAAAAGAGGATGTTTCAACTGAAATTTACATACTAAGGACCCGCTGGATGCAATAACAAGATGATTGGTAGAAAAAGTAACATTAGTAGATGAATCGACGTTTCTGGTAAATTTATCGGAATCTATAAAAGAATCGATATAAGTATGTTTTGCCGTATAATCGTTATAAAACTCGTATTCGGCCCCATCCAATAAAACGTCAGCAACATCAATAAAATATCCAACTGTATATTGTTCTACATTTGGAGAAATAAGATTAGATCCGCCAGAATACCCGCCAGTTATTTTAATAGAATCATAAAGAGTAATTTGATCGCCTGTATTTAAAATAGATGTTACTGAAATAGGTGAAGAAGCGGAAGATCCGGTTTTAGAGGTTTGAACATATCCCTCCGATCCAATCTCAGAAAGAATTAAAGTCATAACAAAAGGAAATGGCATCCCTGGATAATCATGATTATAACTAAATTCTAAAGAACAAACCTTCCACCTTCTTGAAAGATCCTTAATCAAATAAATATCTTCTGAATCGTCATTCCAATTATAATTAGTAACATTGTATTTAGCTAAAGATCTTAATGCCTCTTCTGTGCTACAATGGCCCTTAAAAGTTACTTTCGTAGACTTGGGTTGTATGTCGGTTATTTTTACCGTAGTCCCATGCCAAAAAGACATGGTTTCAAATGAAGACGAAGGGTCAAAGGGAACTGCATCTGTAATATAAATACCGCAAGCCGGACTCAATTCCAAAGAATTTAAATAAAATGTATTAGTAGTCATCGATTATTCTCCATGTATTTCTGAAGCCTCCTGCGACGGAGTTCTAAGGTTGCTTCAGCCGAAAGATCGTCGTTTTCTCGTAAAGATTGATGTTCAATGAAGTTCTTTAGAGCAAACAAAGTAACAACTTCAGAAACTTGAGGAAATACTAGTTTGACATCAGTAACATGGTTGTTTTCATCTTTGGTAATATTTAGGCGAACTAATTTAGTAACAATATTTAGGATGTCCCAAATTACTTCTTGGTTTGCGGTTAGATTATTAAATTGGGATAGGCACCATTTATTTAAGGTCTCGCCCGTGGAGAGTGTAACGACCTCAATTTGGTTTTGGTTTTGGTTTTGGTTTTGGTTTTGAAAATCGGTATTGGTATTGGTATTGGTATTGGTATTGGTATTGGTATTGGTATTGGTATTGGGCATAACTACCTCCCCGCCAATGCTTTCGCAAAATTATGATTGTAACAAAGAAGTTGATAGGTCTCTTTTATAGATTCGGGCCATCCGAGTTTATGAAAATAAGATAAAAGTTCGGCTGCGCGTTTTTCTCCATTCCTTCTCCGCTCTGCTCCATCGTTATGAATATGATCAATCGTTAGAAATTTTAAATTAGACTCACCACAATAACAGGGACCAAAAAAATTAAATGCCTCGCGCCACAATTTCTGACGATAGCGAGAATATCTATTTAGTTCTAGCGGAGATTTATCAAAATACCCACGATTTTTTGCGCAATTATGATTCCAACATAAAACCTGATAATTTGATATTATTTTGTCGATGGGCCATCCTTGTGATTTTAAATTACTGTATTCGCTCAAGACGCTGCCATATTTTTTTTGTTTTTCTGCGCCATCCTTATTTTTATGATCAATAGTTACAAATATTCTATTATCCTCCCCACAAATCGCACATTTACTCCCCAAAATCTCGAACATCTTATTCTTAATGTTTATTCTATATTTACGACCATACTCTTTTTTGTTGTATTTATTATCTTTTGTATACATTAATTTTTGTTCTTTAAGCCTAATTATATTTTTTTTTCTGTATTCAATATCGTATAGTTTTTTCTTGTACTTCTTTTCCTCTCCACTCAATTTCTGTCTAACCATATTAATTCACATATCCATTATTCCTATAAATTTAAAACTATTTAAATCTTCCTATTACTCTTTCAGTATCGTATCAACAAAGATTTGTCCCCCAATCTGCATACTAAATCTAAGTTGAACCTTCTCTGTTGGATCTGTATTATGGGCCACGCTAACATGAACAGTATACGTTCCGCTCTCCCTCACAAGATTATCTATCAGCACGTTCCCTATATCATCGGAAACTTTAACAAGAAAAGGAGATCCCATAATCTCTTGCTCGTTAATTATCCCTGGTCCACTTAATTTAATAGTAAACAATATCTCGGGATCTAAATCAGGATTGCCGCCGCCTCTAAACAGAGTATAGATATCCGTAGCTTTGAATCTATAATCTGGATTCTCTACATAAGTCTGGTAGATAATATCTTCCTGTCCCTCTCCATAAGGCCTACCCGTAACAATATTTGTTAAAATACCGCCTTGATCTTTATAAGTAAACTGAGAAATATAATCGGGAGCAGTGAATAAAGCTGATCCCGCTTCAGCATCCGATGTTTGAAGATTTATTTGATGTATATGGTCAAAAGTTGATACAGACTGATAACTATCATCACCAGTAGTCGTTCCAGAAACAGAATGAGTATGTGTCGCTGAAGATACATTTGTAGACGTAACTGTCCCAACCCCACCAGTAACGGTAACGTCGTAATTAGAAAGCCACTGCTTTCCACACCCAATCGCAGTGCAGCAACCCCATGTTGGGGTTTTGGTCGTTGTTATCGCGACTGAATTAACCCCAGTCACAACCGTAGAAGTCTCTGATGGTGCGCTGGTAGTTGGGTCTATAGTGTGGGTATGCCCTTTTGCACTCACCTGGATGGTTGCGCTCGGGACTCCCGTTACGCCAACTACCTGATGATGATGCGTAGTAGATGAAATGGTTCCTGCGGGATTTTCTTCAGAACCTCCTCCGCCTCCTCCACCTCCTCCACCACTTCCAGATCCAGAACTTGTATCGGTAACGTGAAAACTTGTATTACATGTTAATTCTAATTTTTGTATCTTTAAAATGTCACTTGTTATTTCAAAAGTATTTGTCCTCGCAGCAGAAGAATCCACATTCTCCGACCAAGACCACGAAAATTCTTCAATTTCATCTTGAAGATGTTTTCTATATTTTTCTGAAGCCGCTCTCATTGCTTTTATTTGATCATCATAAGAAATTAATCTATCACCGAAAGTTAAAGTTTGGGACAGTGGTTTTAGTTTTATTGCAATTTCTTTAATCCTTAGATCTTGTTCTACAAATTCAGATGGAATAGAAATATGTGCAGTATCACCAATTTTTCGTTGGTCTACCGCATCTCCAATAAATAACGGTGCAGTAAATTTAATACTTCTTGACGGTAAATAATGCTCATTCAAATATTTAACCACAAAATTATCAGCAACTGCTTGACTATGAATTGTAGAATCATCAAGGAGCACAAATCTTCCGCCGCGGCCCATATTAATATGTCTTCCGGATTTTACCCCTGCGGCACCAGATCCATAACCGCTGAACATGACTCCATTTATCATATTTCTAGCGTCTGCTTTGTCTATTTCTGAAATAGAATCTATATTATACTTCTCACTATAATAATTAGCCGGAGAGTTAGAGGTTCCACTTCCTATTTTATCGGAAATATCTACGTAACAGATTCCATTTCTAAAAACAAATTCATATTCTAAATCTAAAGCAGTAAGTAAAGTTTCTAAATTATCAAATGGCACATCCCCATTTGCTGTTTCCCAATATACTATAATTGGAGTCGAAGATTGAACTACTACAGAATCCCAAGTAGCAATATTTAAATTTGATATTGAAATCCATTTTTTTGCGCTAATTGCGGTATTAGTAACATCAAAGTCTGATGCACTTATAGTTTCACTCGTACTAGAATCTGTAGCTACTCCGGTTATTATTATATCTCCCTCAGTTCCGGTGCCAGTTATACGAAGATAACATCCACCATCCGGAGGTTGAGCTGTTGGAATCTTTGTTGTCCCGGAATCTCCGGAATAGATTGTTGTTGCGGGGGATTGGGTAATTGAACTGCTGATGTTACCAATTCTAATTGGAACTGAAGAATCCCAAATATATGGTGAAGAAATTACATGATAATATGGGAATGTACCATCAGAACATCTAATATAGAGAGAGCGATTCTCGGAATCATGGTACCACCCAGAAATATTAGTATTATGAGTTACAAGCGACCCAACCGCACATTCTTTTTTTGTCCAACTATTTATAGCTCTAACACATCCATTAAAACTTGTATCTGTTTTAGAAGTATAAGATATTATTTCCCCATCAATAAAAACCATTCCACTGGAATCGAAATTGGTTGTATTATTTACCGATAAAGTTGTTTCTGATCCACCACTAGCGAGAGCTGTAGTTAATAAACAGGAAGCTCTTTGTTTTGGATTAATGATAGTTCCAACGCTATGAGTTAATTTTGTCGTACCTCCCGCTCCGCGAACGCATCCAGTGAATTGAGTTGCGGTTTTTGATGTATAAGTTATTTGTTCATCATCTATGTAAATAGATCCACTAGAGCCAAAATTAACCGTACTGTTGACAGAAATTTCAGTTTCTACGCCATCGTAAATCAATCCCGTAGTTAAAACGGTATTTTTTAAAAACTCTAAACTAGTTTGTTGAGGAAGTAAACTTGAATCTTCAAATATTTCCGTTATAATATATGGAATTCCAATATATTCAAATTTAAATATATTATTATCTGTATCGTATTCCTTAAAAAACGAATCAGGAATAGCAGAAAAGGCCATATAAAGAAGACCTATTTCTCCGTCGTTTTCCGTGGGCTTCAAGCTAGAAACTAGATTATGTAATTCTACATTATGCCAATCGTTCTTTACTAGATAGACTCCACCCTTTTCGTTTTCTGGTTTTAAAATTTCACTATATTCTTGAATATTAGCTTTGTATGTCCCATTAGAATTCCTTGTACAACGCCTCGAAACCCCATCAAACATTCTTGTGGACCCCTTAAGATAGAAAGCGCACTGAGAATCTTCTGGGATAGATCTATCTAACTCAAAACTAGCCTCACCAATAGATCCATCTTTAAATGATATATTCCCACTTATTATATTTGGAAATATATATTCTCCTTGAACAGTTTTAACACTTAAACAATCAATAAGAGGATATACGACCCCAGAAACATTAAGCCAAGTAAAAATAATTTGATCTGGAACATAACAAACCTCATTCCACTTGACATTAGAAGACTGAGATAAAAACATCTGATTATTCCACTTTAAAACACTAGAAGATGTATTATAATAAACTCCGTTCCATTGGAAAATATTATTAAAAATATTGTTTTTGTATAACCTTCCACTAGGATATGAAACGCCATATATCTCTCCATTAAAAACAATAAGATGTGAAATATAAATTTCACCTTCTAAGTAAATATCTATTTCTGTCCACGAACTAGACCCATTCCACTTATATAACTTTCCAGTATACGTACTACCATAAATCTCTCCGCTTAGAACAACTAAAGAGAGGATCTCTGTTTCGTCCCCTAAGGTTGGAGCTACTTCGGTCCAGGCGTTTACGCCATTCCACTTATATAACTTTCCACTAGGATATGTACTACCATAAATCTCTCCGCTTAGAACAACTAAAGAGAGAATCTCTGTTTCGTCCCCTAAGGTTGGAGCTACTTCGGTCCAGGCGTTTACGCCATTCCACTTATATAACTTTCCACTAGGATATGTACTACCGTAAATTTCGCCATCTAAGATTATGAGATCTGTGACCCCTATCTCCTCGCTTAACATTGGAGCTACTTCTATCCAAGCATTCAAACCGTTCCATTTATATAACTTTCCATTATTATACGTACTACCATAAATCTCTCCGCTTAGAACAACTAAAGAGAGAATCTCTGTTTCGTCCCCTAAGGTTGGAGCTACTTCGGTCCAGGCGTTTACGCCATTCCACTTATATAACTTTCCAGTAGGATATGTACTACCGTAAATTTCGCCATCTAAGATTACAAGGGAAAGTATCTCTGTTTCATCTCCTAATGTCGGAGCTACTTCGATCCAAACACCAAGCCCTGTAAACATCCTATTATTCCATTTAATACTAGAATCTTGAAACACGAACATCCGATTTAACCATGTAACAATAGAAGTATAGTCATCGGTATATACTCTGTTGGTCCATTTAAGAACATCAGAATCCTCAATGAACATACTGTTTTTCCATTTAACAATATCTGAAATAGAAACATAATATGTCCCACGATTAAATGAAGATTTATTATATTTTTCTTGATTAAATCTTAAATCTCTTAAGTAATTTTTATTGCCCCATTTAAAATCAGAAAGAGAAGTAAGATAAGAAATATTATTCCATTGAATAATCTCAGAATTATCTACAAATTCCCTGTTGATCCATTTTACAATATCAAAAAATTCTTCAGTTCTGGCTAGAGTATCCCATTCAAATCCATCTAAAAATTCTATATAATTAATATTATTATAAACAAAATTGGAGTAAAACCCTTCAGTATATGCTACATTGTTCCATTTAGACGTGGAAGCTGAAGTAACATATAACACCCCGTCGCGATTAAAAGAAGAATTATTATATTTATCGGTATTAAAGGCCATTTTAATCTACCTATATAATCCATCTTGAAGAGCGCTCTTTATTCTTTCAACAAGAGTATCCATACTATTATCCGTAATTATAGCCCCACGAGCATCTACATGAACAGTAATATTCCTTTTGGGATCTAATGCAATAGCATCGGCAACTCCTCTCTGTTGAGCAGCATTTAAAATAACTTCATGAGGGTGAACCGTCGCGCCGCCTTCATACTCTCCAGTATAACCGCCTTCGGCAAAGGCGGGAATGTCATATAGAGACATGTTAGGAGTTCCTTGAAAGGCGGGGAGATCTCCTGGAATTGTATCTCCATAATTAACACTTACCAAATCATTAGCATAGCCTTGAGACACCGTACTTACATAAACCGTAAAAGTTGTTGAACCTCCGAGACCCCAAAGTTGACCCGCAACAGCATTAGCATTGGGGGCCTGAACATCAACATTAAAAGACGAGCCTTCTAACAAATTAGACTTTAAAGACTCTATTGGACTTAGATCTACAACAGGATTGACTTGTAAATCAGACTCAGAAAATATAATAGGTACATCTTCTTCCCCCGAATCAAAAGTGAATATACTTCCATCTGATAAAGTAGACGTTCCTTCCGAGAAATTTGTTACCTGTCCAACGGCGGGTGCGGACTGTGATCCGGGAACGATTCCATTGGGAGCCCCTCTCTGAAAAACAACATTACTTGGCCAAAGAGCGTCCCCTTTTAAGAATCGAAAATTTTCATCAATCACCCCTATTGGAGTACCCTCAATTGCATACGGACGTGTATCGGAAGACTTAGCATCCTGCGCTATACTTAAACCAATTTCACCTTTTAAATTTAATTTCGAAACAGGACCATAATAAAGATCGGCATCATCATATAAATCTTTTAATGATTCTTCTACGGTAATATCGGGATCTTCAACTCGATCTGACTTTATATGATCCGTCTTTTGACCAAGAGTCATTGGGATACTACTAAAAGCAATAATTTTATTAGGGTCTGTCCACTGTCCAGTTGGATCAAAAAGGTTAAAAGCATGACTTTTAGTCCATCCTACCGCAACCTTATCCCCATACACTAATTTTAAAGCGTTATATTGATCAACGGCGGCTTGGACACACTGATAATATTGCTTATTCACGCTCTGAGACGCTTCTAATACACTAACATATTCGCCTTCATTCGGAAATTTATTTTGAATAACAGTGTTTGCAAGATTAAGAATTTGTTTAACCTCATCTGGATTAAAATTATTAAGAACGTCAAGATTTTTATTTAACATACTAATTGGAAATGCAGGATTTTGATTACCAAAATCCTCTGGATTTATTAAAGAATCTAGCTCAAACGCATCAAAACTGAAAATGCTGCCATCCGGTAAAGTAGACGTTCCTTCCGCAAAATCCGTTGCCTGTCCACTACCTCCACTTACGGTGTTAACATATACTGTAAAAACAGTTGATCCTCCAAGAGCAGCTAATTGAGCCGCCACCGCATCGGCATTAGAAGTGACTTTTACGTCATAAGGAAGACCTTCGTCAGCAGTAGATTGTAAATCGTCTATTGGTTCTGTATTAACAACAGGCTCGACGGGAACTTCTACACTTCCGTTCTTGTTGGCTGACGAGCCTAAGAAAACAATGTCTCTATCCGGCTTTCTGGCTTGTCCCCCAAGGGTTAGTCCATATGATCCGGAGTAAGTAGCCCAATTATCAGGGATTCCAAGATCTTTTTCATACATTTTTTGATATTTAGCTACCGATATTTCTAAATTTGTTTTATATTCTCCATATAATGTATCGTGATAGGCTATCCAGTCTGGCATGTCTTCCGGAGTTAAAGTCCCATAAAATGGGACTTTCCCAACTTTAGCGGCGGGCCATTGTTGTTGTTTCGAAACAGATATTCCTATGGTTGCTTCATACTCGTCTTTAGTCATAAAAGTATCGGCAACTCTAACAAGCATTCCACCAGTTGAAGAACTCACGGTTCCGAGCGGAGAAACTCTTTCGGGAGTAAAAAATCCTTCAATGTCACAAATAGATGAATAAAGAAGTTGTTGCAATGAGGCGTCTACTTTTGCTTGTGTTGCTGCCCGATCAGATTCAGATTGGACGGCTGAAGTAGTCGATTGGACAGCTTTAGTGGTTTCGTAACTTGAATCGCTAAATGCGTTTTTTATCGTTTTAAATTGTGCCCAAGGATCAGACCACGTTCCGATTTTTTTAGTATTTTTAGCGGTTTCTTCCGTGGAATTTTTAATTATTTCGATAGGAGTCCAAGGTAATTTACCAGCAATAGTAAATCCTTTTATCAATGTATCAATATCTGTTTTACCTGGTAATCTTTCGTCAAAAGCTTGGAGATAGGCGGCATCTATTCCGGTAACACCATATTCTCCCTTAAGTCTATCGGCAATCCCTTGATAACTATTAGCATTTACTAAGTCAGCAAAAAATGCAAGTTCCCCCGTTAAAGAAGATACTCCATCGGATAAAGAAGAAAATTCTCCGGTAAGACCCGTTGTTTCTCCCGTCAAACTAGAAGTTGCAGTTGTTTGTTTTTCTGTAGTTTTTGTACTTTGATCTACAATACTTGGAGTGGGGACCAATTTAGATGTTACTTCATATCCCAGTTTTTCTAAATTAACTCTCCCAATTTCAGCATCTTCTGGAGTTTTATACCATCGAGGAGTAATAGATTGCCCTTGTGCATTTACTCCTTCTAGAAGAGTATACATTTGCCCTGTATTATCTTCAATTTTACTTAAAGACGATTGAGATTTTCTGTCATTATCATTATTATTGTCGTCAGAAACTTTTGTCGCCCTAAATGTAATAGTCCCGTCATCAGAAGATCCTTTTGTCGCTTTATATACTTTATCAACAGCAGCTTGCCCAACAGGAGTGCTACTTTCTATTCCAGCATATGATTTTTCTACTGTTCCGCCGACTCCCGCAACCTTAATCCCATTATTTAAATAGCCATTGCTTCCGACGATCCCATTGGTTATTTCAGATGCAAGAGATTGAGCATTAACTACAGCCCCCTCTCCATTAATTAATCTATCTTTCTCATTTTCTGATACATATTTATAATACTCAGACGCAGACCCATTGAACGTCGGTTGGGTCCCGCTCATATAGTAACTTTTAAAAAAATCAACATAATCCTGATACATAAATGGCTGTGGAACAACACTACGAACCTGCCCTTTGTACCCTATTTTATTTCCTTGAGTTACTTCAAAAAGACTTACATCCTCGGCAGATATTTTACCTGAAGCGTTCATGCCTAATTGAGCGTGACGAACTTCTGACGAATATGGTACAGTTGCCATTCCTAATTGATGTGACCAATATTGTTCTAGCGCCTGCTGCTTTATCGCTTTAATATCTTTAGAATAAATCGCCTCAGCAAAATCCGAATCTTCAGCGGATTGAATTTCTTTGATAGTATCATCAACAAAATTAGCACATGTATAAATTCCATCCACATAAGCTTTTGCTGGAGTTTTAGCCTCCATTATGGAATTTTGTAACCATCGTATTGCGGGGAGATCGCGTTTAAATTGTTCTAAAGCCTCAAACCCAGAAACTCCTTCGTCAATATTTACTCCGCCAACTCCATTAAATGTAACTCCATATAGACTATTTTCATCTCTCAAACTAGCATAAGGTTCTATAACTCTCGCGGTAGTTATATCAACTCCAAATTTTTCTGCAACTCTTTGTTGATTTTTTGTGCCAGCCAAAACTGGCACATTACTTGTATTTAAAAATGAATTCGCATAAGCTACAACTTGATCAAATATTCCAGGATTTTTCTCTCCGGTTTTAGCATCCCAAGTATCTCCAACAAAAAAATTATAGTACTTATTTCCTAAATTGGACTCTTCTCCGGGGGGCTGATAACTGGTTGTATGAATATAACTATAGGGTCCAGTTTCTTTTGACGGGTCCGTAATTACACTTACTATTTTTTTTCCAGTTTCTAAAACGGCTTTTCCTTCTTGACCTGATGCGACAATAATAGATCCAACGGTACTCGGCATCATCCCAATCTGCATCGCAAGAGCCGCTAAAGACCCAGAAACTGTATTAATGGCACCTACCATTGAATTTAAAAACTGCCCGGCCCAATTTTGGAATAAAATCCCTAAGTTAGCAGATGATACACCACTATAAATTGCCGCTCCTATTTTTTCTCCAACGCTTATTGCGGTTGAAACTGCCGAGCCCCAATTTATAGTGAGTAAAATTCCAGTTAATGCATTAGTTGCGGCAGTTGTTAATTCGGACCAAGGAAGATCCCCTATCTTATTAAGTATCCAAAGACCTGCATCCTGTAATGCTTCTCCTGCACGAGTTCCCAGATTAGACCAATCAACGTTATCAATAGAAGTCTTCAACCACTCCATTGATTGATCCCATGCGGCATTAAAAGCGGTAGATAGATTAGAAGTAATGGACCCTACTTGACCCCAATCTATTCCGTCCCAAATATTTTGAGCCCAATTTCCAAGATCTCCAAGTAAATTTCCTGCGCCTCCTCCAGATGTCCAACCTAAAAATCTCTCAGAAATCTCATCTAGTCCATCTATTCCATTATTAATCCAAGAGGTTAAAACAGATCCAGAATCTTCAAATTTTTCACCAATAAAATCAAGGGCTGACCCTGCAATATCGGCAACACCTTCCCAATCTCCAGCAACGAGGGCTCCGCCGAGAGCATTGAGACCGGGAACGGCGGTAGTCGTCAAAAAATCTGAGAACTTTCTAAGTAAAGGATTAATGTAATCTGAAATACCAGCGGCGGTACCCTGAAATGCTGTTTTTAAAAATTTTAAAGATCCTTCAAGGTTATCTACCTGGATTGCAGACATCTCCGTTGCTGCACCAAGACCTTTTTGAGAATCAGTAAAAATTTTAAAATATTCCATTGCTAATTCAGGATTTTGACCCGACATTGCAAATGGTGTTGATCCCTGAAGGCCATAAACTGTTTTAGCCCAAGCCTGTCTCTCTATATTTGAATATCCTTTCTGATCAAAAGCCTTATTAATTTTATCGACGACCCCAAGACTTCCCATTTCACCATAAGTCTCTGGATTAATATCTTGCCAGGTCAAACCTAATTTATCTAGAGCTTGATTAACATAAGAAAGATTTACCGCCTTTCCGGTCTCTTCGTCAATAATTTGACCTTTTTCATTAGTAATCCCCATGTTATAAGCTTCTTGCTTATTCAGATCACTAACATTTGGAGTGCCACGAAGCAAGATTCTACGATAAGCCATGCCAGCCTGTTGAGGTTGGAGACCAAGCTGATATAAGCTTGCGGTCATTGCATAAGTTTCTGCTTGAGTTCTCCCATACGTTTTAGCAACCGCAGAAACATCTTTTAATAATGGAGCAAGATCTGTATCTTTTGCTTTTGTGGTAGCAACAAGAGATGCCATTAAATTTTCGGTATATTTTAAGTTCTCTTCAACAAAAGCCTTTTTAAGACCAAACCAAGTTAAATTCTGAGAAACAAGAGTATTTAAAGAAGATCCAATATCTTCCGAATTAATTGCTTGAGCATATTGAGAAAACCCCTTAAGCATTGATTCGGTAAGCGCATTAGGCGTTCCAGGAGTGACATTACCTCCCATACCTGCATATTCAGCAATAGCTTTAGAAAGATCGGTAGGGCTATAAATCGATTTACCAGCTTGAGAACGTGCAAGTTGTTGTGTATATTGTTTGATAAGATCGGAATCCGCCTTGGTCATCCCAGGTTTCCAAGATTTAGCGGCTGCTTCAGATGCCCACTTTTCGATATTCATTCCAGTATAGGCACCATATCCGGCTACTAATGGAGCAGCATTAAACGGATTTAGCAACATTGCCGCCGAGGACGCGAGCAAAGACCCGGTAACAGCTCCACTCAAGCCCCTCATTCCGGCCATTGGGATAGCAGCTAAAGTTCCCATACGAGCCATAGAACGCCCAACGGACATTGTTGCCGCAGAAAGAGCGCTCATTGTAGCAATAGCTCGTTCTCCTGAACTCACTATACCACCAAGCGCGGCTTTGCCCGCAGAACCCAAAGCAGACATTGAGCTTGTTACTTTGGCGGTAGAGGATGATACTTGCCCAGAAATAGCCTGCAACTGGGTCATAGAAGTTGCTACAGATTTAGTAGCGGTAGAAGCTTTTGTGGCTCCCGCGGACATTGGCGAAAAGACGGACCCGAGTTTAGAACCAGAAGAAGAGAGGAGATTTAGGTGTTGAGCGGTAAGCATAAGAGTGTTATCTATATTCTTTAAAATGGGAATGGCTGAGGCCATACCATTCAGATTCATCTTCCCCATAGTGGCGGCCTGAGCATCTATTTGAGCGGCAGCCGATTTAAACTGAGAAAGTATCTGTGGAAGACCCGTCGAAGTAAAAACGAATCGAGAATAGTAGACCGAACCCATAAGAAATCGTGTCTAGGTTAGGAAGATAGGTTTAAATAGAGATTTTAAAAAAATGAATTAAATATAAATTAGTCGGGTAAATGTTTAGAACAATTATGATTATAACAAAGAATTTGGTAATCTTCTTTTAAAGATTCTGGCCAACCTTGTTTCCGAAACTCTATTAAAAGATCGGTACTATCTTTTTCCCCATTCTTCCTGCGCTCACAACCGTCATTATGAATATGATCAATTGTGAGATATTTTACATCGCTTTCTTTGCACTCCTTACATGGACCGAAAAAGTTAAACGCTTCGTACCAGAGTTTTCTCATATATCTTTGTCTCCTATTTAGTTGGTCGACAGGAATATCAAAATACATTCTATGTTTTTTAGTACAGTTGTGGTTCCAGCAAAGAATTTGATAATTTTCTTTAATGTATTCTTCGGGCCAACCAAGTCGCTCAAGAAACTTAGCTAAATCTCCGCCGCTAGGAGATTTTCTCATTTTTTTTCTTTGCTCTGCTCCATCGTCATTAATGTGATCAATTGTTAAAAACTTAAAATAGCTTTCACCGCATACGGCGCATTTATTTCCTAAAATATCGAGAAGTTTTTCTCTCCTTTTCCTGGACTTATTTCTCCTCTTTTTGTTTATCTCATCTTTGTTTTTGTTATAGTATTTTCTTGTGGCTTCCCGACTTTGTTCAGTTTTAACCAGCTTTCTCAGAGGACTATTCTGACAACGCTCTTTTTTCTTTTTATTTATTTCTTCTTTATGATCCTGACTATATTTTCTGTTTCTCTCTAATATAATTTCCTTGTTCTTAATATATTGCTCTTTGCTTTTAGCCTTGTCTTTTTCTCTTTTTGCCTCTTTATCTTTTGGGCTCATTAACGAAATTTTATTTATATAGCGTTCTTTTCTTTTATTACTAAACTCTTCGCGCTCTGCTCCTGACATATTTTCCATTTTTAATCTATATCTTTCTTTTCCTTTTAAATTCTTAGCTACTCGCTTTGTCTCCTTTTCCTCTTCAGTTAAAATTATCTTTTTCCTCGACAAAAAAACTCCACCAAAATAAAATCTATCCCGTTACCCATTCCCTATATGGACATTCAATCCTAAAAGTACTACGGTAACAAAGGTATCCTGTATCCCAATTGGTATCTCTTTCCTCGTGATTAATTATAAACAATCCTGCCGTCGGGATTGAGGGCATCAACGCTTCGCAACAAACACGAGCAAGTTTATTAGCTGAACTAGAACTTTCCGAAGATAAAGCGTCAACTTGCCATCTTGCGTCGCCCGTCATTATGTGATTAGTTTGATTTGCAGAGGATACTATTTGACGTAAAGGAGATCTTCCACTGTGAATATAGATTCCCGGAACCGTTGGTTCATTAGGCATAAAACCTTCATGAATTTTAGAGGCAGGAAGGAGAGCAAGTAATGCAGAATTAAGTCTTGCCTTTTTAACCATCGCAGGAACGGGTTCAACAAAAACCATTTAAATTCCTCCCCAAATACCAGATAATTTACTCATTAATTCAACATAGCATTCTTCTGCCCCCATTTCCATGAATAAAATTGGCGGGATTGATTGTCTACGAAAAATCGAATAATGACCGTCATTAAGAAACTTTCCATAAACGTCGGCAGTAATTCCGGTATCGGGATTCGCATTCGGTTCAATCTCAGAAGTCACCTCTAAATTAAAAACTCCAAGCGACCTTTCGGTATATTTTATACTTCGATCAAGATTTCCAGTATCAGGACCGGGTGCCAACATTCTAGATCGATCTTGGGCCTGGTTGGAGAATTGCCTCACATATAACTCTGTAGTAACCCATTTCTTGAGGGCGAACATCTCCATCTCAGCGGCAACTTGAGCGGCGTTACTCATAATTATTTACCTCTAGTCGAGACCAAGAGACACGAATAAAGTCCATGTTGAGAACTCACATCTGCCACCACAAGTTCATCTCCAAGAATTGTAATTAGGTCTCCTTTTTGTAAAGTGAACCTGCCGTCATACATCAGTGTTTTATACGTTTTGTTTCTAAATCCTGCAAATTCTGTATATTGACCAGATTGTTCACTTAAAAATCTGTCATAAGAATCAGCAAGGATATTGAAGGTAGTATATGAACTCAATCCCAACCGCTCCCCACTTTCTGTGGCGGGGTAGATCGTCAAAGAAGTCAGAGAAGCCGATGTAAATTTCGTTAGGGTTAAAAACTTTTTTAAAGGAAAGGCTACTTTCTCAGAATCAAAATATGTTGACAAAATAGTTTCAGTCGTAGATCCATCGGTACATGTTCCCGTAATTGTTACATTCCCAGGCGTTCCAACTCCTTCTAGGCGGAGATATGATCCACCAGTTGGCGGCTGGACAGAAATAACTTTGTCAGTTCCGCCTACGCCCGAATAATACGATTGATTTGGCCTACTAACTACGAAGCTTTCGGAGCCTATCATTGGGATGAGATCGTTATCGTGATTTTAAGGGACATTTTAAAATTATGAATTAAATAAAATTTTAGAGGATCAAATAACATCCTCCAAGTAGAAAACACCTGCTAGATCTCTTATGCTCACAACAAAATCTAACCAAGATTCAATGGTAATTCTATCTTTAACAGTTTCGTCTCCCCTCTCTTCGTCCTCACTCCCACCTTTATAGATGTTAATATTCAAAGGAATATTACCTTTTATAAGACTCTTGGTATCTAGATTTCCATCTTCGTCGGCAGATTGACCGAATTGCGGGTCGTAACCATAGAGAATTCCTACTAAAGGCTCTCCAAGGTAAGAACACGTTCCAACAATAGTTCCTTCCGAAACAACCTCATTGTCATCAGACACACCGACCAACCATAGGTCCAAATCTTTGAGGTAATGTGCTTTATTGTAAATTTCTTGTACATCCTTCATATAAGACTTAAATCCACCAGATTCATCCAAATCAAGACAATTGAACGTTACATGGTCCCAAAACTCGTAATAATTTCTTTCATTGACAAAAACAACATTAAGTTTGTAACCTTTTTCCTTTTCAACAAAAGATTTTAGGTCCGCTAATTGTTGTAAAACGTCACATGGCTCGCTCCACTTAGAAAATTTACTAGAAATCTTCTTCAAATCGTCAGACACCACATTCTCTTTAATTTTTCCAAAGAAATTCCCACAAATCTGATCTACTAAAACCCAAGCCATTTCGTTGTAGACGTGGTTTATTTCATCTCTGAAATACACATCCGTTTTACTCTGTTCATCTCCAGATAAAACGGTTGCGAATCTTTTCTTGACGATACCTTCTGAAAATTTTACGACAGGCCACGAAGAATCTCCAACATCACTAAAAATCCCAGTTTTACACTTCGCCGCAAAAGTTGCTCCTTCACCCTTAAAAACTCTCTCGAAATCTTTTATATCCCCAAACATCTTAAATGGAAATTTAAACAAAGGATATATCCCATTTACCATATAATCTTTTATCAATTCTCGAACCACTTCAGGGTTCGTTACATATTCCGGAAATTCTGGTTGCATATTCATCTCCTCAATCTTACTACATACTCTATAAACGACTCGCTTTGATCTATTATATCATCAATAAAAATATTCACAACGAAACGGTACTTTTTATCTTCAAGAGGAATTACCCTTGAACATGGAATATCTTCGATACATAAATATGAAAACTTAAAAAATGGAAACGTTACATGTTCGGGCCACATATTAATCTTCCTTTTCGCACTCGTCAATAAAAATTTCTACTGGCATTTTGCCACTTAGTCCTTGACATTCTCTAACATCCCATTCTTCTGCTTCAATATTCTCAAAGGTTCTTGTATATTTTCTAAACAAGTACTCAACCGCGCCGCTCAAAGAAATATCTGCATCGTGCTCAGTCGCAAACTTCTCGACAATATACATAAGTCTTCTAATGGCCTGATCATCCAAATAAATTGTTGGCATAATAGAATTCTAATATTTCTAATAATATTTAAACCTATCGGTAGCTATTCGTCTCTGTTTCCTCGCGAACAATTACAATTGAAACACTCTAAGCAAAAGTCTTCTTTTAAGGATTCGGGCCAACATGATTTCTTAAATTTCTTTAGTAATCCTGTCGCCTTCAACTCCCCTTTTTTTCTGCGCTCCGCTCCGTCGTTGCGGATATGAGATATGGTCAAAAATTTTAGTTCCGACTGACCACAAGGACACGGTCCAAAAAATTCATAAGCTCGAAGCCACAGTTTTAAATTGTACCTTTGATAATAAGTCTGTTCATCATAAGACAAATCAATATATTCTCTTTGCCACGAACAATTATGATTATAACAAAGGACTCTTAAATTGTCTAATCTTTGATATTTTTTGTTTATAATGGCAACGTAAAGACTCCTACCGCTCATGTGGTTATTTTTTCTGTCTGAACCACCAGATAAATCAATGTGATCAATGGTCAAGAATTCTGTTCTGGCCTCACCACATATTTCACACTTTCCCCCAAGTTCATTAATAGCTCGCTTTTTTAATTCAAGCCTCGCGATCTTTCCCTTTTTTGAAATTACACAAAAATTTTTAATATATTTATCTCTATTTTTTATTTTCAAAATTTCCTTATGGCTTTCTGCATATTTTTTGTTATTTCGGCGTATTTGTTCTTTATTGTTTTCTCTATATTTTTTTGCTTTAATTAGCAATCTTTCTTTATTTTTCACATAATACTTCCTTTTGTTTTCGTTATATCCCTCCTTACCATTTAACCAAATGCAAATAGTAGAACTACTCACCCCACATTCTCTTGCCACCTGAATCTGCGACTTTCCCAAGACATCTATTTGATTTTTTAACCACATTTGATCCTTATATAAATAACTTTTTATCCCGCTCTTCAATTTATTATTTCTCTTTTGATATTCTTTGCGATATTCCCTTTGATATTCCCTTTGATATTCCTTTTGACGTTCCCTTGTTTTATCTTTGTTCTCAAATGTCTGTAATTTATTAACATTTCTCTTCTTCAACCAAGAATTAATTGTAGATTGACTCACCCCACACTCTTCAGCTATTAAAACTTGACTCTTCCCCAGTACATTTATCTGCTCGTCAAGCCATTCCTTGTTTTTATAAGATTTTGAAACATCTGCTCCGCTAACCATGAAATTACCTCTTAAAAAAAATTAAAATTTTATTCTAATTTCTTCTCGTCAAAATCCAGCCAAATATAGATCCAAATTTCAGGGAAATTAACATCCACAGTAAAAATATAACAGGAAATTCTAATATTTTCTAGTGCCTCGCTTTTTACGCTAATTCTTTGATAAATATTTTCCGCTAGTTCTTTATAAACTTCAAGCGTGGTTTTTGTTGACTTTTTCCAATCACGCCTAAAACCAACTCCAACTTTTAGTGTTCTTTCATCCATCTCATTCTCTTCGTTTAATTCTTCGGGTGTAATTTTAATATTTTTAAAAACGGGGTCTAATTCAACCAATCTGGTAATTACAGTTTTTAAAACGATGGATCTGTCGGTCATCTCTGGAGGAAATCCTATCCAATTATCTTTAATGAGATTATATTTTTCTCCATTAATTTCAACAAATCCAGATTTTCCGTTCACCCCTCCGGGTTCAAAATTAATAAAAACATTTTTCACGTTTATTTCCTCCAAAAAAATTAAATCTTCTCCCAATCCTTAGTCAACGGATTCCAAGTAGATCCGTCAATTTCCCAAGTAAAAGTCTCATCGTTCCACTTTCTATCTTTTTCGTCTTCAACTTCTATGTTAAAATTATCTACCCAAAATATATTTTCCGTCCTCCTTAAATTCTTTATAGAATCTAAAACGGAATTAATTGGAGGAATACTACATACGAGGTCTAAAGCTATTTTATCGTCAATTTCGCCCTGAACTTTCCGTCGATTTTTAAAGAATTCCCCGTCTTTCCAGACAACATTTCCCATCAAAGAAACTTCTTTAGATCTAATAACTAGCCGATCATAAACTTTGTCCACAAAATTCTTCCAAGCATAAATTCTATCCTTGAAATTTACGAGTTGGTTATAAGTTCTAATCCTGCCTTCGGCATAACGCTCTTCATGAGAGATAGGAATGCGATACTGTTCTATCCCATCTGTAACGATATAATTTCCAAAACAGAGTGGCAATTTCTTGGTGCTATCTTCATAGATCCACTTATCTTGCCCGGTAAAATCATCTCTGGTTTCTATTTGCAAATACTTTGCCTCTCCAAGTGTACGAAACACCGAAAACAAAGTTAATTCGTCTTCAATCGACGGATTTTTGCTATACGTAACTTCCCACATAAATTAAACCCTCACATCTTCCCACTTAAAAAGAGTTGTTCTTAATGAATCAAGGATGTTTAGTTTATTAACTAAATCATCTCTCAAATCAATTAGTTTGTTGTATCGTTCCTCTCTGTTCCATCCTTCCTCTTGATATAACGGAAGTATCTCCAAATGGAATTCAAGGTCATCCACGTAGCCTATACGATCAGGAAGAGATGATAAAACAGACATATTAATCCTATAATGAGGAAAAGGGTAATCATAATTCGATGTTTTACCAAGAAAATCAATTTGTGCCTTTACATGAAGAAATTTAATTCTACTTAAAACGTCAAATTGCCCAAAAAGAGTCAGCGCATCCTTCAGATCAAGTGCTGTTTTCTCATTCCTTCCATCAACTCTAACCTTCTTCGGTTCAGAGAAGAAGGATTTATCCACTTTTAAATGGCTCATGAATCTCTAATTAGGTTGAAAGTATAAATAGTTTTGGGTATGATATTTAAAATTATTAATTAAATAAAATTATGCTGTTAAATTTGTATTATTTGTTAAGTTCGCATTCGCGCCCACGCTCGCGTCTCCATACAAAAACTCATATACAGATTGTCTCCATAAATCGTCTTCTGTAAAATAATCTATAATTTCTTTCATATCACTCTCTATGACCTTAGTCCCCTTTAAAAATCCATCTGGCAGGACAAGTGGCCTCGTATCACCAACAAAACTATCGTTTTCTTGTGCAACACACGTAGATAACAAAACAGACACAATCAAAGCTTTCATGACGAAGGAGTGCAATCTTTTTCCAGAAATAAACGCATAAATAATCACTATAATAGAAATAAGAGACAAAATAATGTTAATTACCACTAAACCCACCCCTGGCATTACAACAGCCCCCGAATATCTGATATATTTTTAATTAATCCAAGTATTATATTAATAATCAGAAGAAAACCAATAATACCCGCTATTTTAAAGTAACACCCCATCAAAAATTTGACATCTTTGCGCGTAATTTTATTAAGACCTTCTTCAGTCCCTAATTTTTCTTCCAATCTCTCTTGTCCTCTTTCTAGTTTTACTATTTTATCTGGCAGGTCCGCTCTTTTTACCATATAATCTTTGCAAGTTTGAAGAGTCGGAAGAACATCGTCTTTCCAATCACATATCTTATCCATATTTTCCTTAAGTCCAGTCACCATAGACTCTATACTGCTTTGTTTGGTTGAAATATTTCTTAATTCCGCATAAATAAACTCGTCATCCATGATAACCTCACGATAAAGGCTGCTGCAATTTTGCAGTCTGTGTACACTCAAGTTGGGGAGTTTGGATTAAACCCAATCCGGAAATTTTAGATTGTACATAATCGATCATTTGTTGTCTATTATAACCAAGTTTTATAGCTTGAATTGTATAATAAGTAAGCGCTCCGCCGACGCTTAATTCATAAGAAACTTCAGAATCTTTACAAGCTGCAACAAGAACATGATTTAGAGTAGGGACTACGACGAAACTACGGGAGACCGAAGTTGATTCTTTTTTTGTTCTTTTTCTGATAAGCGGAGGAAGGGACCGAATAGCTAAAACTCCGTCGGGAAGAAAACCGATATCCCTCGACCCAGTACCAGAATGGCAGCAATCAAGGACTACTGTCAGAGAAACGTTATCGGCGAGACCATTAAAAATTCCCCGTAAATCGTCATCCCGAATGAACTGGGGCCAGTTCGTCGGACATAACACTTCGTCGTAATTATCTTGTTCTTCGCCAGATGTGTCTATTACTTGAGATCCGTGAGAAGAGTTAGTAATAACAATTAATGATCCAGCCTTGCGGTTTTTTGCAATAACAGAGGTTATAGTAGATATTATATTCGCTTTAGTTGCCGCTTCATCCAAAAGCATAGTACACTTAAATCCCATTTGAGTTAAAAGAGCCTGCCACGCTTTTGCGTCATCTACACATTTTGTCAATGATAAATATCCTGGTGGATATTTATTTATTCCTATGCAAATAGCAGTTTTTGTGGGTCCGCCACTTCCAACGTGAATCAATCGTTCAACACCAGAAGGTTTTTTAAAAGAAGATTGCTCGAAGGGGAAAATCATTATGATTAATTTAATATGTTAATATTAAATACAAAATTTAAAAAAATGAATTAAATAAAAAGTTTAGATCCCGAAGCCATCGTTTAGATGAATTTCAGGATTGCTGGTCCAATAACTTATTAAAAGGTTAAACCAAAAATAACGGTTATAATTCGTCTGAGAATGGCAACTCATGCAGAGTGGAACAAACGCCCAATCTTTACCTCGACAAATCGACGCTTTGAAATAATCAATATGATGCACGCTCAGTCTCTTTATGTTTTCCTCTTCATGTTCGCCGCAAATAAAACACTTTCTATCAAATTTTTCTCTAATTTTCTCTTTAAATTTATTATTAAATAATTCACAATATAAAATGCGTTTTCCGCCCCTCCAATTGTGATTTTTATCTCCGATCAACATTCCCTCAATACTACATTTCCTTGAGCAAAATCTCCTTACGTCGCTTCGACTTGAACCTTCCCAAAATTCCTTCCCGCAAACCTCGCAAGTTAATTTTATTTTCTTATGTTCATCGTAAAAACACTTCTTAGAGCAAAATTTTCCACATCCGTCTTTTTCTTTGCTGGGCCTTATATAAAATATTTTACCGCAGTGCTCACAAATCTTTTCAATCTTTCCGTGTTCTTCGTAAAAACATTTTTTAGAACAGAACCTTCTGTCTCTTTTGATTTCCGCAGGACTTGCAAGAAATTCTTTTCCACAATTTAAACATTTAACGGAACGATCTTCATCCGACATTCCGCCTCTTTGAAAATTGACGTGACATTCTTTAGAACAAAAACGATCTCCACAAACCTTAATCACTGATGGATATTTATAAAATTCTTTCCCGCATTGTTTACATATACAATTATTTTCGTGTTGTAAGTGATCATAATTTTCTATTTTATAATTATAACAACACTCATGACTGCAAAATTTTCTAATACTTATCTCGCCCGGCTTAACATAAAATTCTTTTTCACAGTGTAAACATTTAAGATACCGCGCCGGGTCACGGTTTTCTTTTGCGTGCCTCATTCGACATTCTCTACTACAAAATTTTCTATCTTTTTCTGATCGCTTAGTATAAAACTCTTTTCCGCAACACAAACATTTGATAATAACTTCTCTAGATCTATCAAAACATTGTTTTGAGCAAAATTTACCTCCGCCATCTTTTATTACACTTGGTCGGACATTAAAAGTTTTCTTACAAAATAAACAAACTCTTTCTATCATAAATTTTCACTAAAAATTAAATATTTATCTTCTTGTCATATTCGGTCGTTATAAAGTGCCTTAAATACGCCGCCGTACTCATTCCTTCTTTTCCTGCGAGAGCCTCTAATTTATTCCTGATAATCCCCGAGAGTCTAAACGTAAAAGATTCTTCTTGCAATTTGGTATTCATAGAATAGTCCTCCTAATATATTCTTAATGTAAGACGGAAAAGTATATAAAGTTGTCGATCGAAATTTTTAAAAAAAAATAAAAGTCTAAAGAAAACGATTATCCAATGGATAAGATTTACGTTCAGTCGCAAGATCGCTCAATTCGTAATCCTTAAATACCTGGGCTCGCTGGTCCAAATTTTGGGAAAGATATATGCTATTGCTCTTGGTTTTGGTATAAATCACACTTCTGGTTGCGGAAGTTTTGCTACTATATTCTTTGAAAGTTATTTTAAGAAGGCGACAAAAAGCCCCAGTAAAAGGATCTAGTCCAATGTCTTTTTTAAGAGTGCGATCATACACTTTCCACGAACTATAGTACTTCTCATTACTATTCCCTCCTATAGATAAAAATTCCGCGGCATCTATACACACCAATAGCGCCTGAGCCTGATTAATTTGCGCTGCGGTTAAAAATGAGTAATCAAACAACTCGATAGTAACTGCGGCGTTAGCAACTAGATCGGCATAAATAGCGACATCAACCGCATCTAAAGAATCCTTAAGAGTGCTCCAATAAACACTCACGTACTTATCAACAGTTGCCACGGTCATTTATGGTCATCCTTTATAATTAAAATAGATCAGAATTAAAACCTTCATGAACGGACAACCTCTTTTTGGAAGCGAATTCCGATTTTGATCAATGAAAGTTAATGTTTCTAATCTATTCGCGTCTTTTAATTATCCAACAAATATTGCAAGATAAATCTTCTTACTCTGCGGTCTCTTATTTACAGGCTGAGAAACCACATCTATAAGTCTGTATTTCCCGTAAACCTCCGTAACCTTCCTGCTCAGCTCTTCAAGACCTACGGCATCGACCAGGAGTATCTTCTCGCCAAGATTCTTAGACTTTTCCATGAAAAACAAATAGGTTTGTCTCCCAAAAGTATGAATGTCTGCGGCCTCATGAAGCACCTTTACGGGGATATCACCGGCAGGAACTTTTTCGAGTTCTTTTTGGATCTGGGACACAAGTCCGTCAAGACGTAAGATATAATTACCGGTAGAGGTTTGAGCTTTAGTTACTTGGATATCCTGTTTAAGGGGTTCTTTAGTTTGTAGTTCAGTTGGTTCCTCTTTCTTTTTCTTTTCGTACATGAAAATAAGTTCCTCCAAAAATAGTCATAGGAAGACTAGTGTTTAAATTACACTAGTCTTATAGAGAATACCCTTCGGTCTGGCTACGTGAGTTACAGAGTCAACCCAAGAGTAAACATTGTGTTCAAATCCGTCAACAGAATCGAAAGTGTTTATATTCAGGGGAATATTAGCAGCTCCGAGACCTTGATTAGCGCCGTCCGCAATAGGCTGGACATTGTAATCTGGATCGTGGTAGGAGAAGGTTTCATATGCGGGCGTACCCATGTATGTACCAATACCAAGAATATTAGACTCAGAAATCCCCTCGTCTACACCAATAAGGGTACATCCAATGTTCTTAATATAAGTAACCATCTCATAAAACTGACGCTGAGAGGCTACCTTTTCTCTGGCGTAATTCATATCTGCATCGTTCGTTTCCACATGATCAAAGAACTCAAAGTAGTTTGTAGCATTTACAACTACTGTATCAAGTTTAAAACCACGATTTGCACGAATATCTTGGGCGATCGCTCTAATATCACCAAGAGGATCTGCCGCTCCAGACCACACTCCGCCAGCTTTCGCGGTTATGTTAGTTGTAGATGCATCCGCTCCAGCAGTAAGTTGGGTAAAGATATCTGTATTTATCTGATCGGAGATTACCCACGCCATTTCAGTATATACATCTCTCACATCAGACTCAAAGGCGGGATTATTAAGATCAGCATTCTTAAACGCCGTTCCCGCCTTTCTGATAGCAGTATTAATGGGGACCTGATCACCGAGACTAATCGAAACGTTGTTCCATGCAGTTTCACGAGTTCCACCAAGAGAGGGTTCAATCTTCTTTGGGTCTGTATCTGCAGTATAACTCTTTCTCTTTGCAATAATTGCCTGAGTGCTTATCTCCTTGAAAGGATATTTGAAAAGCATGGGCATGTTTGGAACCATGAATTCGCGAATAAGATCGCTAATAGTTTCACGATTCTGATAAAGATCGGTATTTGGTTTGCTTGCCATCGTTAATTCACCTCAAATATAATTTTAAGTTTCAGCCTCGGGGCAACCATAGAACAAAGCGCCGACATACTGACCACTTGCGTCTGTGGCAGCGTGCATCGCAATCACAGGAGAAGTTCCTGCGGCCTGATACTTGAACAATCCAGAACTCTTATCGTAGACCAGATGAACTCCAACATCAATGTCGGTGGTAGCATCAACTGCGACAGGGTAATAAGCCATTCCAAAGAGGGTACACTGTCCGTGCCTGAGATACCTACCAGCAACTCTTTTTGCAACGGAGTCGGCAGCGCCGGAAGTTGCGGGAATGGAAACAGGACCTAATAGATCGTTTCCGAGAACGCCAACTATGGGCGTAGTTCCAGAAGTTATAGAACTGGCAAGAACAAGAATTGGTTTACCATACAACTTTGCATAAGTATATTCTGCATTCTGAGGAGCGGGAGACACAAAGTCCGGCGACTGCGGATTGTCCGCATAAGTTACCTGAGAAGCCCAAGTATAAAGAGGCCTATCAAGCATTACTCCGCCAAGAGAGTGAGACTTTGCGGAAGAAACGGTTATGTCGCTCTCCTCAAACCAACAATCTAAAATTATGGGAGATCCAACAGCGGTCTGAGCCTGATTGGTTACGGTTTTGAGTGCTAAACTGTCATATATAGTAGCCATTTATAAATCACCTTGAATATTAATTATCTAACAACTGGTCCACCAGTTGCGCTGAGAAACCCGTCGCGCTTTGCCTTCCGGGCCTGCATCTTTCTTACTTCTTCTGAGACCTCAGACTCCGCAGCGGAACCTTGAAGTTTTACACTAGCAGCAGCCTTAAATTTATAGGCATCTTCTGCATATTTTTGAACAAAAGCCGCTGGATCTTTACTAAACTCAGCATGAGCGGCAGCAATATCGGAAACCACACCAGGAGGATACGTCTCAGACAGCCATTTCTTTTCGGTCTCGATCTTAAAAGACCTCAAAGATTCGTTCTCTTTAATTACATCATTAATCTTTTTCTCAAGATCCGGAACCTTTCCTGCGGTTTCCTTTATTTGAGTAAATTCATCAACACTTGAAATCCCAAGCGTATTCTTTACAAGTCCCCAATCAAGCATAGGTTCAACAGGAACCACTGGGGGAACATCAGCCTTTACCTCAGTGGGCACTAATGGAGCACTTGTGGTTTCGGCTTTAATCTCGGCTTCAGCCTCGATCTTTACTTCGGGAGATTCCTTAACCTCAGCAGCCTTTGCTTCGATTTTAGTTTCCGCCTCGGTAACATCTTCGGCCTTTGGCTCTTTCTTAGGCATTTTTAAATCACCTTGAATAGAATCATCTATAATTATAATTTGTTTTTCGGATAAAACTTCGTCATCCTCATTAATAATTTTCGCAGAAAAAGTTTGAGTATCTTGGTCAAAAGACGCTTCAAGTTTTTCTTTTGAAGCTTTTAACCCTTCTGGAATTTCCATACCAATACTTCTCATTTTAGATCTAATTTTAGAGAATAATCCGGTCTCACCCTGCTGTGCGGCTCTTTTATATGCTGCCATCAAACCTTCAGAATCTAGCTCAGGACTACCTTCATTTGTTATATGAACAAATGGGTAATGCCAATCAGTTCGATTAGATCCATCTCCAGTTTTCTTTAGAAAAACTTTTTTAGCTTTCGACTGATTTATTTTCCCATCGGTTTCAATATAAGACCAAAAGGCGTCATAATTTGGAGACCATGCAGCTTCTATCTTCTGTGATTCAATAGAATCTTCATCTTGAACAACTTCAATCTTGCAATGATCTCTATCACATGCCCCGCCTTGGGGGCTTTTTTCGTTGGACAAGAGGGAAATGGAATAAATATCAATCGATTCAGGATGCTCCATGTCGCTACCAGTAATGGAACCTTCCACCGACAAACCAGAATAGGAATCTTCCCCAGAAGCCACAATTTTTGCCCATTTTGGGCACAATATCTGCGCGGAAGCTAAAAATCCGCCATCATATATAACTTTAGAGAAAATACCCACGCGACTATTTATCGGATCGGCATGATCGACATTCAGTAAACCACCACGGCTTCTTGAAATCGCATCTTTAATTAAATCCTCGGTTGCCTCAAACTGCGCGGCTACGTTACCCGCTTCGTCTCTAAGAGGAAGCATGGTCCCAGGAGTGATTGCTAAAATTTTAACATTTAATGGCCCATCGGTAGAATTTTCTACTAAAATACTAGATTTATCAAGGGCAGCTTTAAACAACATCAATATAGAGGTTGTCCAAGTGATGGATAAGTTATATTTTAAAAAAACGAATTAAATAAAAATATTATAAATTTCTTTCCATTCTTCTTTGGTAAAATAAGATCTATCGTTATAAACTTCATGAATTATAATATGCAACATTTCTTCCCAGTTCTCACGTTTAGATCCCGTTTTAGTGTGACATGATCGACATAATGCAGCGAATTGAACTCGCTTTCCGTCGCAACACGCATTTTTGTTATATTCCACATGGTGTACGTCTAAATTTTTTCCGTTTTCTTCTGTAGATTTTCCACACAAAACACATTGATAACCGAAAAACGCACGCACTCTCCGTTTTAAATCTCTATTAAATTTTGGACAATATTTTTTAAAAGATATTCCACCAAGCCATCGCGGATTCTTTTCTCCTTGTCGATCTTCAGATAATTTAATTCTTAAATCGACATTTGTTAAACGATCTTTTTGAATTTTGGATCGTTTAGATCGCATCTCTTGATTATCTAAGGCTTTCTTTGTAGCTACGGATATTTTTGTGCGAACCTCTGGAGAATGTATCTTCCCAGAATTTTTTAAGGATATTCTGGACCGCGTATCAATTGTATGCGTCTTGCCGTAAAAATGATTTTTCTCTCCTGTTTGAGCTATAGACATTTTATTTTTAGTCTCTAAAGTTACAATTTTTCCCTTCTTACCCAATTTAATTCTTTCCTTCTTAACATTAATGTTAAATTTTCTTAAATATCTAGAAATAGTTGTCCTGCCTACTCCACATGTCTCAATTACTTGTTGTATCGGCTTCTCTAACTCGACACACTCTCGATACAGCCATTCTTTATTCTTATAAGTCGTATCGGGATCTAAAATAGGATTACTTTTCATATGGATCAGAAGTATATTATTTTAATGGTATTTAAATGTTTCCATAAAAAATAACATAAAGAAAAGTAGAAATACTTGACGGTGATCCGTCATGAAAAGATTATTTAAAACATGCCCGTCAAGCACATTGTTTATTGGTCTAATACTATTTAAGGTTATCTACTTTCAAATACTATTTCGTTCTTTCTATTCTCCTCGTGAATTAAATCAAAATTCCTAAGTCACCATACATTTATCCCTAATACTCAGAAATACGAGCACATTCGAATTCTAACAGCCCCGCATATAAAAACATTAATGTATATCTCTATACATCATCCCTGCAATAATCGCAAATCGTATTACAATTCTTATACTCGTCCGATTCTTCGGAATACCCTTCGTCTGGCCCAAGATATTTATAGCTCAATGCATTCAAACATCTAGAACACGCATTGGCGGTAATGAAAATAGACTGGTAAAGTCCAAAATCACCACTTTTCACCATAGCAAGCACTAAATCTTCCGGCCAGGAACTATTTCCACTACAAATTTCGCGGCTCCCATCTTCTTCGCAAACAAGCATAACTTCGTGAACTTGAAATGGAAACATAGATCTTTGATAAATAAACCCCTCTGGTGGTTTGGAAACTCCGCAATATCCTTCAGGCGGGACCCACTTCTCTCCTTCTTCGTTTTCATACCAAAAATAAGCTATTTTAGATTTATCAATTTTCATTCTTTTTCTCCTCCGCACTCAGAACAGCCACATCCTACACAAGGAAGTTCCCAATCCTCATCTTCAAGTTTCATTAGAGTATCAAACAAATCAACGGTTCTTAAAGTCCCCATAATCAAAAAACTATCCTCATCAGGATCGTCGTCGCTTAGAAACTTCTCAGCAAATTCAAAATCCGCTCCCACATTTTTCAACTCATCGAGAGCGTCAGATGGAGTTATTAAGAAATTTGGGTCATCGATTACTAGCCTAAGTTCGTAACAGCAGGACTCACATTCTATTTTATCTAAGAGTTTGTACATGAGATTAAAAATAGATCTCTTAGTATAAATAATTAATCATCCAACAATCTAATATGTAAATTTCCTTTCTTTTTCTTAGTTTTCTCTTTTATTTTTGGTTGACCAAAATAATGTGTACCATTGTTTTTATCGAAATCTTTAACTATTTTATCCCAAATCATCTTTTCGTTTTCACTAAAAGAATTCGTATGATATAATCTGTGACATTTGCAACAAATTACTATACATTTTGTGGCCTCTAATTCTAATCTTCGAATAGAAATACCACATTTTACTCCTTCGTGCATACTAAAAGATTTATTTTCTGGGTAAACATGGTGAGCTTCTAAAACAGAAGGTCTAGATTCATTACAAATAGGACACGGAGAAGATTTTTTATAATTAGCATACCAATCTTTTAATTTCGCTTTCCATTTTGCATTATATTCTTTTTGTTTCGCTTTGTTCCTGTTTTTCCACTCTTTATTATATTTTCTCCTCCTAGATTTCGATTTGAAGGGCATAAAATAAAGATATTTATTATATTATTTAAAGGTTCCTATTAGAAAATATCATAGAAACCTCTCAATCATCTCTGGAATTTGATCCAAGAAGAAATACTGGATCGGCATAGCAACGCAATAAATGTTTTTCAATAGATAATATTCCATTTATAGGATAATCCCAACAATTCTCTCTAGATTGCACTCGGTAATCACATTTTTACGTCTTTGATGCAGAATATCGCCTCCAAATGAGAATAATCGTCATAAACAGACAAGTAATCACTAATAATCCTCCAAAAATTAACAAATTAGATAAAATTTGAT